TTCACAAGCCCACCATACTTTGACCGAGAACAATATAGCGATGATAGTGAGCAGTCATTCAGAGCTTACCCAGCTTATGAAGATTGGAGAGATAATTTTCTTAAGCCTACTTTGACAAATGCATTTGATAGTTTAAGAGAAGATAGATATTTATTATGGAATATAGCAAGTATAAAGATAGGGTCAAATAAATATCATCCATTAGAAGACGATAGTATAGACATTATAGAATCATTAGGTGGTGAATACAAGGGCAAATTAAAAATGCTAATGACTACTATGACTGGATTGAATCCGGAAAATGTTAAAAATTGTGTAAAAGTGGATGGTAGTTATAGGAAATATGAACCCATTTTCGTTTTCTATAAAAATAAAGCTTGACTTTTACTAAAAAATGTCGTAAGATCAAGTGTAATAAATTGGGAGAATTTAATGAATAAAACAACCGCAATAGCATTTGTTATATTGGTGGTATTAGTAAATGGATTTTTTTCTATTAACGTATTAGAATCAAACAAACTATTTTATTCTGGTGAAATAGATAAAGTATTAGAAAAGAATTTTGAATTACAAGATGAATTAAAAGAGTTTTATAAATACGGTATAGAAGTTGATGTAACAATGTATCAACCTGTATATCCACAAACGGATAAAACACCCGACATTACTGCAGATGGAACTCGTATTAGAATAAGTAAGGCGAGTGAATATAAGTTTGTAGCACTTTCTCGTAATTTGTTAAAAAGATGGGGTGGTCCATTTGATTATGGTGATTTTATTTTAATCCGTGGAACAGATCATAAAGACGGTGTATATCAAGTTAGGGATACAATGAATAAGAAATGGGTTAATGTAGTTGATATTTTAGAATCAAAGAATGTTAAACCATATAAATTTACAGGAGTTCAACTTTATAAAATGAATTGGATGAATTAAATGACAGATAAAGTTATAAAAAATAGTAAGAGGTTACAAAATGAAACAATTAACAGAAACACAACTACAAGAAAATTGGGATAGGTTACTACAGATTATAGAAGATACATTTGATGGTGAGCGAAAAGTAAACCTTCTAAAAATGTATCACGACCTTGAAGATAGAATGATTATGGCACCAGCTTCTAGTAAAGAAGAATACCATAATTGTTATGTAGGTGGTTATGTAGATCATGTAATTCACGTAGTAGAAACAGCACAGGAAATGTCAAAGACATATGAAAAATTTGGTGGTGATATTACTTGGACTAATGAAGAATTGGTATTTGCGGCACTTCACCATGATTTAGGTAAAGTGGGTGATTTAACTGATGAGTATTATGTTCCACAAACTAATGATTGGAGACGAAAAACTCTTGGAGAAGTTTATACTCATAATACGGAAATGCAAAATATGAGAGTTCCAGATAGAGCCCTTTGGTTATTGCAACACTTTGGAGTGAAAGTTAGTTTGAATGAAACTCTTGGAATTAAATTGGCAGATGGTTTATATGACGAAGCAAATACACATTATATGAAAGTGTTTGATGCCAAACGTTCATTGAAAAGTCATCTACCATTTATTTTACATTTTTCAGACCACATGGCATCTTTAGTAGAATATGATGAATGGAAACGTGGTGAGAGCAAAGTTAGTGAAAAGGTAAGTGAGAGTGTTGAAAAAATAAAAAATATAAGTGTTTCTAAAGAACCACAAGAACACAAAGACCCAGTTATGGAAAGTAAACATGCTGATTTATTTGACGAATTATTTGGAGACAAATCATGATTATAGAAATAGTTTTAGGATTATTTATTCTCATAGAGGGATATATAATTTGGAATTTAACAAAAAAATCTGAAATACTTGAAACTTGGATTGAAAATTTTACTACCAGAGTAGATACAGTATATTCAGAATTAAAACAAATAGATTCTACCGGACATTTTGAAGCAGACGATGAAGTAGGTTCAATATTTGATGGAATAAAAGATATAATAACAGACCTTAATACATTCACGACAGGAGAAATAGATAGTGAGTAAGACCACACAAAAGAAGAAAAAGAAACAACCTAAAAATTATTATTTTAATCAAGACACAGAACAGGCTATTATTAGATATAATAAAACAGATGATGCTGCATTAAAAAATAAAATTTATAATGATCATATAGCATATCCATTTGATAAATTAGCAGAAAATGTTATTCACACTTTTAAATTTTATTATTTTGATGTTCCATCTGAACAAGTGAAACATGAAGTAGTATCATTTCTTGTAATGAATATGCATAAATTTAAAGAAGGGAAGGGAAAGGCATTTTCTTATTTTAGTATTGTTGCAAAAAATTATCTCATTCTTCATAATAATAAGAATTATAAAAATTATAAAATTCATAATAAATTGGAAGTTCTTGATTATGGTGACAATATTAAAAATAAAAATGAAGTTGAAAAGATAAACGAATTCAATAAAGCATATGTAGAAGAAATGCTTATGTACTGGGAAAATAACCTCACTAACATTTTTAAACGACAAAAGGATATTCTTGTAGCAGATGCTGTATTAGAAATATTCCGCCGTAGAGATAATATAGAGAATTTCAATAAAAAGGCACTCTATCTTCTCGTAAGAGAAATGACAGGTTCTAAAACTCAACATATTACCAGAATTGTAAATATAATGAAGAAATGTAATGCACATTTACTAAAAGAATTTCAGAAATTTGGTCAAATAGACACTTCAAATACTGGGTCATTATTAGAGTAACAAAACAATACACTGTAACATTTTGGGGTGTTACATTACGATACACATAACATAAATTAAGAAAGTGGATGAAAGTCCACTTTTTTATTGCCCCTCTATAAACTAAATAATATATAGCAAAAAAAAGGGGTCTTTCGACCCCCTTTTCATTATCCGATAATAGCTATTTACGGAATAAACCCACAAGCACCAATAAAGCGACTAATCCAGCGAATCCGGATTCGCCAAATTTATTTATGATTGATGTCAGGTTACCGATTACATTTACACCAAAGACACCAGTTCCGAATATTATTTCAGAAACAGCACCAATAGCGACAAAAGACATTAATAGATGAGCAATGTCATCTACCCAGCCTTTAACTAATGATATGACTTCCTTCATTGTTTTCTCCCGTTTATTATTCTTATCATTTAACAAAAAAGGGATTTTTAACTTCCGTTTTCTGTTGTCGGTTAATCCCCCGACATAAATAAATATAATATATACATTATTTCTTATTTTGATATATATAGAGTAGAGAATGTCAATTTTTAGGTTATTTTATATTTATATATGAGTTATAATATCTATTTTTAATACAACATGAGGAAATCAACATGAGTCAAGATTACGAATTATTTGAGGGTAAATCACTATCTTCATTATTCAGGGATATTTACGACAACGCTAAACATAATAAAACACAACTTGAATTATTGGTGAAAGAGCTTGCCGCATTTATCAATAGTGGTGATATGGCAATACAAATTGTTCCAATGATAAAAGAATATTTGGAAATCAATGTTAAAAATGATGAGCAACTTGTTAAATTAGCAACAATAGTTCAGAGATTAATTGCTGCTGAACAAAAAGGTAGTAACTCTGAATCAGAATTTGGATTATCTGATAAAGAAAAAGAACAACTATTAAAAAGTATAGATGATGTAGTTGGTGATATACAAAAAAAGACAGATGATATTTCAGGTGATATTGCAAAAGTTAAGGAAAATTAGTGGCATATAAAATCAATAGAAATGATGAACATATAGTTTTACCAGATGGTCCAGCAACCGTTAGGGATATTAAACGATATGTAAAAGATTCCCCTGAATTTTATGAATTAGAACCAGCAGAAGTTTTGGAAGTTTTTCTTGATAAAGAAGATTTGGTTAATGGAGGAATATTATTAAGTGATGGATTAAATGCAGATTGGTCAAAATATGGTTGGATACGTGCAAGAATGTCAATTAGTAATTCTGGAATGGAAGATACTGTTCTCATTGCCCCACTCGATTCAAATATTAAAGAGTATCCACATCCTGGAGAATATGTAATAGTTGCAAAATATTTTGGAGATTTATACTATACTCAAAAATTAAATATGCACAATTCTGTAAATCTAAATTCATTTCCTGGATTAAGTAAATTATATGATATGTTTACTGGAGAAACATATAAAGATAATTTACCTGTTATAGGAAATTCAGATATAAGACAAATTAAAGCAGAAGAAGGTGATATTGTTTTTAATGGTAGATTTGGACAATCTATTAAATTTGGAAGTAATGTAAAAGAACTAATAGATGAAAATGGTGATTTAGTTCCAGATACAGGTGAACCACAATCCCCAAATGTTATTATACGTGCAGGTCAAGGTGAAATTCCAATAGAAAGTAATAAACCAGTTAGAGAAAATATAAATTTAGATGGATCTTCAATTTGGATGACTACTAATCAAAAAGTTGGATTACAATTGTCTACTATAAATTCAAAATTTGTATCTATATATTCTCATGAAGCAAAAAAGGTTGATGGAGGAAAACAAATTATAATAAATTCAGATAGACTTATTTTTAATGCAAAATCTGAAAAATCTGGTATTATATTTTCATCTAATAGTAGTGTTGGAATATCAGCAAATATGGAAATAGGTGTTGTTGTTCCACCAACAGGTAAGGTAAAATTGGGAGATTATTATGCAAATCAACCAGCACTCGGTGGAGATTTAACTATGGAACTTTTTGAAAAATTGATTACATATTTAATGGATTTTGCCAATGGAATAAAAGGTGCAAAGGGATCGGTTGTAGATTTTGTAGTTCCAATATCAGATATTTTACCATCAGCCATGGGATTGGTGGCATCTTTGACGGAATTAAAAACAAGAATGGATGAACCAAAAAGCAAAACGGTCAGAGTAGGTCATATGAGAGGTCAACAATAATGCCAGAAAGATGTAACTCTATAGCAAGACAGAGAATGGAGATTGGTCCAGGAGAACTAATAATACCTGGATGTGAATTGATTGAAGGAAGTGGTATTTTTAATGGAAAGGAAGAATGGCCATTTCAGTTCGTAGAAGTTTGTGGAGTTGCTGGTGATCAAGGTGCAATTGTTATATGGCCAGATACGGGAAATGATTTAATGAAATATGGTACAGGGGAAAGTGTTCCAATAGGAACTACACTTCACGTTGGGTGTGTTCTTGAAGATGGAATAGTGAAATGTGCACCATATACTACTGAAAAGGAATCAACAGCGATAGAAGGTCCACCTCCAACGTCAGGAGAAGAGAGTGGTGACGATGATACAAAAGGATTTTGTGTAGGTTCTGGAAATGTAAATGTTCCAACTGATGACGAAAAGGATTGGCTATTAAAATTATCTAATATGGAAATTCCAGATTTAGAGGCCTGGATGTTGTCTGGATTTACAGCCAAGATACAAGAAATGGTGGGGAAACTCAATCACGCATTAGGAAAGTTAAATGCAGAAGTTGATAAAATAATGTCACGTGCTACTCTAAATCCTGAAGATGTTTGTACTCCACCAGTTAAAGCTACTATTGCAAGACTATTGAGTATTATGTCGGAACTTATGAAAATAATGCCAGTACTCAAACAAATAGTTCAGATTGTGAAGGTTATACAAAAGGTTATTAAGTTAGTGAGAAAAATTTTAAAATGGACACCACCATTTATTGTACCCATTGTTGAAGCATTAATGAAAGTATTAAACATTATGGGATTAGTTGATATGTGTGTTGCTACTTTAATAAAGGCCGTAGGTAGATTTACAATGATTATTCCTATATTACAGGCACAATTAATGAGTATACTTGCACAATGTGCAGTAGAAGCAGGACAACCACCACCAGATAATAAGGAAGATTGTGAAGCACAAGGTGGAACTTGGATTGATCCTGATGAATTAAAGGAGTTACAAGATATGTATGATCAATTATCATCTACTGAATTAGATGTTGGAGACGAATCAATTGGATTTTGTTCTATAACAGAACATTTAGATAAGAAATCTTGTGAAGATGCAGGTGGAACTTGGACAGATTTGGATACTGATACAGACTTTGATGATATAGATACATCAGCATTATCTGAAGAATTAACAAAACAAATGGAAGAACTTGAAAAATGTTTTTCAAGTCCAGAATTAAATGATTATTTAAGAGGTTTATAAAGGAGATAATAAAATGAAAAAACAAGAGTTAATAAAAATAATTGAAACTGTAGTTCGTAAAGAAGTGAAAAAACAGGTAAACGAGATATTTATTAAGGAAGATAAATCATCTTCACTCACCGAATTAGTTTCAAAACCAAAAACAGAGAAGGATTTCAAATTACCAAGTAGAGAGCAATATAAAGTTAAGAAAAAAGAGAAAATTAACTATACAGAAAATGAAGTTCTTAATAATATTTTAAATGAAACTGTTGGTGGTATCCAAGGTGGTGGTAATGAAGAATATCCAACTATGGGTGGTGGAACTTACGACACAAGTAAAATGAATGATTTATTAGCAGGTTCTTATGGTATAGATACAGAAGGAACTAAACAGAAAAAACGAGATATTGCGGCCGTTGATTCTATTAAGAAAGCTGGAGTAAATGTAGAACAAGTTCCAGACCATGTAACAAATGCACTAACAAAAGACTACTCAAAAGTAATGAAAGCAATAGACGAAAAAAAGGGTGGTAAACATTTCCGTCCATAGTGAGATAGATAATGGCATTAGATAAACAGTTTCTAAAATATAAACTTGAAAAGATTAAAAATGATAGAATTTTTAAGGATCAAGATACTGAAACTAAACGTAGAATAAGAAGAGAAAACTCAAAACTGGCACAGGAAGAGGCTGATGCAATACATTCTTATTTGACAGGTGATGATCCAATAGATTCTCTTGATAATAAATCTTATTTAGAAAATAAATTACCAGGAAATTTATTTTTGGATAAAAATGGACAACTTGATATTGTAGAAGTTCAGTTAGATCCAAAAATTAAAAAGAAGAGTTTATCAAGAATGTTAAGAAAACATAAAACAATATCAAATGCAAATGTAGAATTTGGAAAGGGGTTACTAAAGTTTAAAAAAATCTTAAATAAAATAGGAATTGTTTTTAGTTTACGTGGTATAAAGATAGACGGAGAAATTCAATCCAATGAATATAAATCTAAAGATGGTAGTGTTGGGTTAAGTGAAGATTTTTTAATATCCGATGTAACGGTTGATGATGGTGGAAATGAGATATTTATTCGTAAACGAATTATAGTTAAAAATGGTTTGATAGTTGACCAAGAAATAATAAATAATTAATTGGAGAATATAAGTGGGAGCACGAGAAAAAGATTTAAATCCAGATGTGTCAATAGGATTACAATTACCATTGGGATATTCTAACACCGGACATTTTAGTCAAACAAATACAACTCTTGAACAGGCAAAACATAATATAGTAAATTTGTTGAAAACTATTAAAGGTGAACGTCTTGGTCAACCAGAATTTGGATCCCGTTTACACGAAGTTATATTTGAACCAATGGATGAAAATTTAAATGATAAAATAGAAGAGGGTATTAGAGGAGCCATGGAACAATGGCTTCCTTATATAACAATTAAAAAACTTGATGTATCACTTCCAGATTATGATAGAAATACTGTAAATATATCTATTGACTTTGGAATATCTTTTGAACCAAATAAATCTGAAAATGTTTCGGTAGATTTTAATCAATTTGATTCAATAGTAAATACTTAATGGAGAAATTAAATGGCTAAACAAGGACTTGGCAGAGACGTAAAATATGTAAATAAAGACTTTAGTAGTTTTAGAGATGGTCTTATAGAATACGCTCAAACATATTTTCCAAATACATATAATGATTTTAACGAAGCGGATCCAGGAATGATGTTTATTGAAATGGCTTCATATGTAGGTGATGTTCTTTCATATTATATTGACGAACAATTTAAAGAAAGTTTATTATCGTTTGCAGAAGAAAAGAAAACAATTTATGAAATAGTTCAAGGATATGGATATAAACCAAACTTATCATCACCATCCACAGTAACTCTTGATGTATTCCAAACAGTTCCATCGGATCCAAATAATGTAGTTGATGAAAAACGACAACCAAATGAAGATTATTGTCTTTCTGTACCAAGTGGCTTACAAGCAACTTCAACAACTGGAACAGTATTTAGAACCGTAGATGATGTGGTTTTTAGAGATTCAAGTTCAATGAGTCCACGACAGGAAGATATATTTGAAGTTGATGATGATGGTAATATAACAAAATGGTTATTTAAAAAATCTGCAAAAGCAGTTAGTGGAACAGTAACTACTGAATATATTACATTTGGTTCTGCTGAGAAATATAAAAGAATAGTTTTACAAAACTCTCCAATTTTAGAAATTATTTCAGTAACGGATAGTGCTAATAATACTTGGTATGAAGTCCCGTTTTTAGCACAAGACACAGTATATGCAGATTTTGAAAATACTTCAAAGAATTCTCCTGATTTGGTGAGTGGTAGAAATTTTGCCCCATTTCTGTTAAAGTTAATAAAGACTTCTAAAAGATTTAAAACTTATATTAGAACTGATGGTAAAACTGAATTAAGATTTGGATCAGGTGTTGCATCAGGAGCAGATGAAGAAATTATACCAAACCCAAACAATGTCGGTTCAAATCTTCCTGGAACTCCAAGCTTTCTTGATACTTCCTTTGACCCAGCAAACTTTTTAAACACCGATACATATGGACAAGTTCCAACTAACACTACTTTAACAATAAAATATAGTTATGGTGGTGGGATAAGTGACAATGTTGCATCAGACGATATAAATAATATAACTTTAATAAGTTCTGAATTTGATAATTCTTTATCATTAGATTCTACATTACAGACAAGTGCTCAAAACTCTGTAGCAGTTACTAATCCCAAACCGGCAACAGGAGGTAGTAGTGGCGAGAGTATTGAAAATGTAAGAACTAACGCACTTGCATATTTTCAGGCACAAGGTAGGGCAGTGACAAAGGATGATTATATAACTCGTGTATATTCACTTCCACCAAAATATGGCAATATAGCAAAGGTTTATATGATACAGGACGAACAAGTTGCTGCAACAGGACAAAATGATGCAGACCCTACGTTTCAATCTAATCCATTGGCATTAAATATGTATATTTTAGGATATGATAATAATAAAAAACTGGTCAATGTGAATGATGCAGTAAAAGAGAATGTAAAAACATATCTTAGTCAATATAGAATTATGACTGATGCTGTTCAACTTAAAGATGCATGGGTAATAAACATAGGAATACAGTTTGCAATTTATACTAAGAAGGGATTCAACAAAAATGAAGTTTTATTGAAATGTGTTGATTCTTTGAAAACATATTTTCAAATAGATAAATGGCAAATCAATCAACCAATTATTTTATCACAATTGGCATCTGAATTGTTGAAAGTTGAAGGGGTTGCAACTGTAGTAAAACCTCTCGAAAACAGAAATGAATTAGTTATAGTGGAAAATAAGTGGGGTTCATCATCAGGATATTCAGAAAATATTTATGATATTCAAAGTGCAACATTTAATGGAACAGTTTATCCATCAGTTGATCCTGCAATTTTTGAAATTAAATTTCCCGATACAGATATTAGGGGAAGGGTATTAGGAGATATATAATGCATCACTTCATTTTTCCAACACAGGACACAACACTTTATGAACAAGGTCAAAGTATGAATACCGGACTTGATGAAATTTTAGAAATACGAAAAGATATGAATGATGATGGTTCTGTAATTTATGTTTCTCGTGCATTAGTTCAATTTGATTTAACTTATGTTTCCAAATCAGTTTCATCTGGATTAATTACTTCTGGGTCAAATACAAAATTTTATTTGAATCTATTTGATGCTAATTCTTCTGCATTAAATGTAGACCAGACATTATATGTATATCCTGTAAGTCAATCTTGGGTAAATGGATCTGGTAGATATAATTTGTTTCCAGTAGTTGAAGATGGTGCAGGTTGGAAATGGAAAGATAATGGGATCACAAGAACTCAATGGAATACTGTTTCTGGAAGTGGTGGAACTTGGTATAGTGGAAGTGGATATGAAGCCTCACAATCTTTTACAAATGAACCAGCAGATGTTAGAATGGATGTAACTGATATTGTTTGGAAGTGGTTACACAGTACAATTCCAAATGAGGGATTTATGGTAAAGAGAAGTGGTAGTATTGGAAATACTGATTCTAATGTTGAAGAAGGGAATACTACAAAATATGGTCATTTTAGTTTCTTTTCCAGAGAAACACATACTATATATCCACCAAAGTTAGAAGTAGTTTGGGACGATTCAAAATGGACAACAGGTTCCTTATCAGCACTTTCAAGTACAGATTTAGAAGATGTTCAAATTTATATGAGAGGATTTAGAGAAAAATATAAAGAAAACTCGAAAGTAAAATTTAGAGTAGTTGGAAGAGAAATGTATCCAGAAAGAAGTTACTCATCAGATCAATATACAACTGGATACACCACTGTAAAATATCTTCCAAGTGGTAGTACATATTATCAAATAAAAGATGCATATACAGAAGATGTTATTGTTCCATTTGGAAGTGGGTCAGTAGTTAGTTGTGATTCAACTGGAAACTATTTTAATTTATGGATGAATGGATTGCAAGCAGAACGATTCTACAGAATAAACTATAAAATAGTAAGTGGAAGTGGAACTACTGATGAAACTATTCAATATTTTGATGAGAAACATTCATTCAAAGTGGTGAGATAAAATGCCATATAACAAAGAAGAATTAAAAGTTAATGAATTTTATCAAGATATTGCGAAACGTGATGAGGTTAAATATTCAGATATTATTCAAAGGTGGACAACTTCTGGTAATACTACAAATGGAATTTTAAGGGATTCTAAATCTGGTAATATAATTTTATTTGAAAAAATTATTTCTGGGGAAGGTACTGATGGTAGTAGTTATCCAGAGAATCATACTATTACTTGGGAACAAGGATATTTTGATTATGATGAAAATGAAGATTTAAATAAAATAATAGATAGAGAATTTACGGAACTATAATGCCAAAGAAAAAACAATTAACATTAGATAATGTAACTGGAAAATTATCAAGATTAACTCCTGAAAATCTTCCTTTAATAAGTATTTCTGGATTAGACGTTGGGAATGAACCAATACCATTCGGTGATTCACCTGCAGATATTATAGAATTTCATTTATATGATACTTCTGATAATTATATGGCGTCTGGAAAACTTCCATATCCACTTCCTTCAACTTTGGATGTTGGTGCCCACGTAAGAAGTCTTGGTTATGAACGGGGAACTTATAAAATTGTTTATAATTTTTTAAGAGAACTTGGTGGAAGTGATAAGTTTGTATTAGTTTATAAAAGTGATAGAAGTATTTATCAGTCAGATAATCCATATTGGGTAGACACTAATGGTAAAATATATGCAGGTACTTCTGATGATCCTTTAAAGGATGAAAATGGAGATTTTATAGAACTTCTCATTCAAGAAGATAAGTTTTGGGTACAAGAAATATCTCCATCAAGAACTGAAATTAGATTAAGGCCAAATCCTGGAATAGATGACCCAGAATTTAATGAACAGTTTGGACTAATATGTTATACTTGTTTAGCATATTCTATCGTTAATGGAAATTCTTATTTAACTTTTGACGAGAGTGGAAAGGTGGTAACTATTCATAGTGACGAAGATATACAGTTAAATAATTCTATGATTGGTGGAACACTTAAAATTAGAAATGCATTTGTAATAGATAAAGACGAGAGTGATGAAACTATTACGAGATACACACCAGTTGTAGAGAATGAAACAATATCAATTTCTAAAAATTTAATATCAAACGGGCATTTCTTTAATGGAGATGATATTCTTGAAAAGAGTTCAGTATCAGATAACCATTCAATAGTAAAATTTTCAAATCCTGGAAATAGTGCGTGGACACTAAAAACTGTATCTGATGGATCAGATAATAATTATGAAGTTATAGTTAATGGCATTTCAAATGAAACTTATATATTAAGTTGTTGGGTACATTGGGATAGTGATTGGCCATCAAATAGATCATTATTTTTGGGTAAAGTAGATAGTGGGGGAGTAGAAGTCAATATATCTTCCGTTGAAGTTTCAAGTGGAACTTCAGAAACAAAGCTTGTAGACGGGAACGAATGGAAAAGACAATATAAAACTATAACTATCCCAGAAAATTCAGATGGTACTATAAAATGGTTTTTAGGAAAAACTGAATCTACAGAGAATGGAATTAGGTATATTACAGACGTTCAAGTAGAACCTGGGAGCGTTTCTGGAACACCAAGTCTTTATATGGATTCACCACGACAGGAGGAGTTAGAAACTCCAAGTACTGGTTTAATTTCCTTCATTGATGACAATAAATTATACGCCGAAATATCTTCCGAAGATGATGGATTTACTTCTCTTATGGAAAGTGGTGGAGATAGAGGAAGTGGTATAATTATAATAAAAGATGCATTTGTTACAGATGAAACATTTACCGAAAGTACAGAACTTAAAGTCATAGATGATATCTCAATAAAAAATGCAGTGGCAATGGACATTGAAAAGGAAGCAGGAAGTTTTAGAAAAAGTCCATGGCATAGTGCAGAATTTGAAAATAAAATTATATTGCAATGTGAT